TTGCTAAACTTTACTAATGTACTTTTATGAAAACAAAAAAAATACAAAAATCAAAAATTTTAAATTTTAATTTTAAAAATTTAGGAAATAATATTTTAGATTATCCTTATGTTGAAATAAAATGGCTTGATATCGAGGGGGACGCAGGTTGGAGTTCAACAAAAGATTTAAAAAATCAAAAACTTCCTGTATGTGTATCAAAAGGTTATTTATTATCTCAATCAAAAGGTATTACTAGAATTTTTACAGATTATATAGAGACTAAAGATAAGCCCACATTTGATAATATTGGAAATACAACAATAATTCCAACATCTGTTATTCAATCAATTAGAAAAATAAAAGTTTAACTTGATTTTTTTTTAATTGCGTATATCTCATATTTATGGGATTTTTAGCACATATATTTATTTTTATTTTAAAACAACCATTATTAGCTATTATTTTGCTTGTATTTACTTACCTTTTAATAGGTGGTTTTTTTAAATTATAATTTGACTTATACTCTATATATCTTATATTGATGGGATATGATTATTAAACTAACAAAAAAAGAAAAAGAGTTTTTGGTTGATTGGTTAAGTGATGATTTAGATATCCAACTTAAAAATTATTATGTCAAAGAAGCAGACACAATAGTTAAACCCTTGAGATCAATAATAAAAAAACTAACAATAAAACAAAGGAGCAAAAATGGGTAGATACTATCAAGGAGACATAGAAGGTAAATTTTGGTTTACTGTGCAATCAAGTGATGACGCAGATCATTTTGGTGTTGAAGGTCAAGCAAGTGAATTAAATTATTATTTTGATACAGATAATTTAAAAGATATTAAAAAAGGTATTAAAGAATGTTTAAAAAAATTAGGTGATTGGAAGGGTAAACTTGATACATTTTTTAAAAATAATGATGGCTATAATAATGATATGTTATGGGATCAAATTAAACTCAATGAAGTTAATGCAAGAATAATGTTAAAATATTATGCAAGACTTAGATTGGGTAATGAGATAAAAGAATGTGTAGAAAAAAAGGGAGAATGTTCTTTTTCTGCAGAACTTTAACAAAATTTTTATTTGTTTTTTACCTTTTGGATGATAAAAACAAATGGTGTAATTTCTTTGTAAGTTTAGCAAACACCTTAAAAGCCAAACTTTCAGAGTGTCCTCTGGTAGATACCCATTGAGGACACTCACTAACAATTAAACAAGGAGCAAATAAAATGAGTATTAGTACAGATCAAATGCAATTTAATGAGATTGATGAAGTCTATTCCAAAACTTTTTTTTATAAACAAAAATATGATTGTGCAGATGTTTATATTTGGAGTGGTCAAATATGTTTAGGTAAGGATTTTTTAAAAAAAGTAATTAATTCTTGTAACGATAAAGATATTAAAAATATTTTATCTCAAACTTTAGATGATAGGGAAAATTATCAAAATGTTATACCAAGATATGACATGAAAAAAGTTGCCAAAAGGGAAAGTTATGAACGATTTTGGGGATACAATAAAATTAATGAAGGGAGCAAATAAAATGGACGCATACGAAGTAAAAAAGGAAACAGAAAATAGTTATAATCTAGGTAAGATTAGACAAGCAATTAAATCATCAAAATATTTTTATAATAATGAGAATAAAAGATATTATGATATTTCAAAATTTGAAGGCAATAAATTATCTATTAGTCCTCAAGGTGGTGGTTTTGTAGGTTCACTTGATATAACTACTCAAAGTTTTATTAATCGTTTTTTAAATAATAAAGTTGAGTTTACAAATCAAATGCCATTTGTTTGGAAGAAAGTTAAATTGTTTCATGATCATTGGTTGTCAGATAAAACTGATGAAAATGGAATTGCTACAATAGAACATTATATTGAAGGTTATGTAACTGAGCATAAATGGAATGGTTGGTCTATCCCTATGGTTGAACTTGATCAGATTGAAAAGTTTAACAAAATACAGAAAAAAACTTTGGACAGTGAGCCCTCATCTATTTTTAAAATTATAGATAACGATAGTATTCAAATAAAAATGTTTGATGAAGAGGATTGGACAACAATAGAATTTTCTTTAATTCCTGTTAATAATGAAGTTTTTAAAGTCTTTGATATTTCACTTGGTTGGACTTGGTCAGAGGAGGATCTATAATGCTTATAAAAGATATTATAAAATTGGTATCAACCATTGATAATAAAAAGTCACCAGATGATATAGAAAAAATGCTCAAAAGAGTGATTTGGTCTGAGAGTAAGGAGACATATATTGAAATTGGAGAGATGCATCTTGATCATTATTTAAGATCTGTATCTAAAAAATTAAATATTGAACCAAGTAGTGAGGAACTTATTGAAAAATTACAAGGAATGAAATTTTTAATAGTTCGTTGGAGTGGTGACCAAACTCCACCCTCTTCAAATTTAGTAGAGAATCCACTTAAATTTTTTAATGATTGTTATTACGGAGATGATGTTATTAAAGATCTGGCAGAGGTTGAAGTTGGAGAAAAATACAAAGTTGATGAGATGATGCAAGACATTGAAATATTAAGATATGAATAAAATTCTTGATTATTGGGATTAACACAGACAACCAATTTTCTTGATTAAGGGGGCAACAACGGGAGACTTTAGTTGTCCCCTTTTTTATGTTATTGACTTGATAACATAATGAAAAAATCTGAAAGTAATCTATGGAAACGAATTAAATTACTTAAGTTAAAAGGTCAATTATTTCGTATTGAAAGTAACACTATTAATGGAATTCCAGATGTTTATTGGTTGATAAATGGTAAAAGTATTTGGATTGAACTTAAGTCGAATGATGTCAAGAATTTAGGTTTATCTAAGTACCAAATCAATTGGCATTTGACCCATTTTAAAAATGGTGGACAATCATTTATCTTGCGAGAAGACCTCTCGCAGAGAAACCTCTCAGATTATCAAATATTCGTGATCCGTGAACCGAGAACCTTGGTTCGTGCCTACTCATCGCTTAAATTAATTGACGCTTTAAAATTCTTGAGCCAATAACCACGGGACACGATCCTAAAACCATATCGCTAAAAATCGCCTATGCGATTTTTAACATTGGTTTACTATTACTAAACTTTTGCCATGTCATAATTTACGTTCGCCCCCTTATACTATACGTGCGAGGTTCCTAAACTTTTGCCATGTCTTTTTTGGTGCTTTGTTACTACTACTAATATTTAAAAAAATTTATTTTTTTTAATTGGTCCCGTGAGTCGTGGCAGCTCAAGGCAGCTCACCAGGTCGACTCTTCACCAGGTCGAGCCCTGCAGCAAGAGCTAAAAAAATAATTTAAAAAAGATTTGACAACTTAACCTGTCCCATGTTAATAAGATATTAAGAGCCTTGTTGTATGTTTACTGCTCTATAAAAAAATCAAAACATTCCCCACAGTGGCGGCGGGGTTGCGCTGCCACACAATAAAAAGGAATAAAAAAAATGGCATTATTAAATTATTACAGCCAAACTAAAATGGCTAAGGGCGAGGCGTTTGGATATAAAACAGCTATCTTACATTTTGCGCCCTATAATATGAGCGGTAAAAATGTATGTCCAAAAGCTACAAAAGGTCCTGGTGGCTGCATTGCGCCCTGTTTAAATACTTCCGGCCGTGGACAAATGAACAGTGTGCAGCAGGCTCGAATAAATAAAACCAATTATTTTTGGAATAATAAAAACGGTTTTCTTTATGAGTTATCAAACGAGATTGAGCTGCTAAAGAAGAGGGCAGCTCGAGACGGTTTTAAATTTGCCGTTAGACTCAACGGCACGAGTGATCTTCCATGGCATAAATATAAAGTTGATGGTGGGGGCTCTATTATGGATCTTCATCCCGATGTCCAATTTTATGATTATACAAAAGTTTTAAATTATTTGGATCATGATAAAAAAAACTATCATGTTACCTTTAGCGACTCAGGGACCAATTACCAGGATCAAGTTATAGCAATGGCCGAATATTATGCAAATGTTGCCGTTGTATTTAAGGACAAACTGCCAAAAACCTGGATGAGTCGAAGAGTCATTGACGGTGATAAACATGATCTAAGGTTTAAGGATCCGAGGGGCGTGATTGTTGGGCTTGTTGCTAAGGGTCTAGGCAAAAAAGTAACTAAGAATAGTTTTATTAAAATTGCGTCATGATTGAGGACCTTTTAAAATTCTTAGTAAAAATGGCCGTGCCGTGGTTATTTCTTTTTATACTGTTTATTGCAGTTTATATTTAGAACGATTCTAAACTAGGGGGCAGCTCTGCCCCCTAAAATAAAATAAATCTTTTTCTTGCATTATCTTTTTATATCCCTTATTAATGGGACATATAACATAAGTTATATATAATTAACAAACGAGGTAAAAAAATGAGTACACTTAAAAAAGCCAAATTAAATAATTTGTCTACTTTACAAAGTAAACTTTTATTTAATTATTTTGACGCTAAGAAAAATAAAAAAGCGTTTACCAAACTAGAGTTGGATTTAAAAGATCCAGGGGTCACGGTTGTTGACGCTAACGGGGGGCAAGTGTTTACAACCTTTAGAGGTTACAACGTACACGCCCAAACCAAACATAAAGAATACAACACAATTGATCTTAAAAGATTGCAGGAAGATCATCCTAAACTCTATGAAGATTATAAAACGAAAGTTGTTAATTCTGTAACGCTTGAAGTTAACGCAATTAAAATATAATGGAATTAGCATTATATATAATATTAATTGTAATTAGTTTTATAATCGCATTTTTAGGCGTGATTATATTATTTGCAGTTGATCCATGGACAGGGTTAATCCTGTCCGTGGGTGGTGTGATCTTATCAATTAGAACAATGGCGAGGGCTTAACAATGGCGTTATCATATAAAGGTTATAGAATAAATTTAAAACCCTTAAGATCTTCAAGCATCCATGACATGACTATAGAGTGGCAACTTGAATTAGAGCGAGGAAACTTTATTAGTTCTCGACTAGTAGGCCGTGAGATGACTATTAAACAAGTCGAAGACTATGCATTTAATGAGATCGACAAACTAATAGAAGAAGAAATTAAAAGCTAATCACTAATAACACACGCCCCACCCGTGGGGCGTGGTTCATGGTACTTGATAGAGGTACCAACCAAAATCCAAAAATATATATTTACAAATTATATTTGTAAAAACTTAAATTTTTTAAACTTTATACACTTTGACTAAAACTTGTATGACAAATAGAGGTAGTAAGGCCTGGTAGAATTAGGGGGTAGATTTTAAGGGGACCCGAGGGTATAGTAAATTAAGATGACTGATACAGATTTATTGACCACCGATCAATTACGACAGAGGCTCGAAAAAGTGTGGCTACGACATATAAAATTATGTCAAGATAACTTCTTGTATTTTGTAAAGAATGTTTGGCCAGATTTCATTTGTAGAACTGATAGTGATCCTGATAAGTGGGGGCACCATCAACACATAGCACACGAATTTACTAAGATATCAAAAAATAAAAAAGGAAGGCTCATAGTGAATATGCCTCCTAGACATACTAAATCAGAATTTGCATCCATATACTTTCCTGCTTGGATGATTGGAAAGAATCCTAAAATGAAAATTATGCAGGTATCCCACAACGCAGAACTTTCAGGAAGGTTCGGTGCGAAGGTAAGAAACTTAATTGACAGTGCGGAGTATAAACAGATCTTTGGAGATGTTAGACTAAGAGAAGATAGTAAGGCAAAAGGACGTTGGGAGACCAATCAAGGTGGGGAATACTTTGCAGCGGGTGTTGGCGGTTCTATCACAGGACGAGGGGCGGACTTACTTATTATTGACGATCCACACACGGAACAAGACTCACTATCCGATAGTGCAATGGAAAGAACTTTTGATTGGTACCTATCGGGTCCCAGACAACGTCTACAACCAGGAGGCTCGATTGTACTTGTAATGACAAGATGGGCTCAAGATGATTTGACTGGTCGATTAATTAAATCACAAAATGAACCTAAGTCAGACCAATGGGAAACAATTTCTTTTCCAGCTCTATTAGGAGAAGATGAAAATGTTCAACCCGTGTGGCCTGAATATTGGAACCTAGAAGAATTAGAAAAAGTTAAAGCGTCCATATCAATTAGAAACTGGTCTGCCCAGTACATGCAAAATCCTACATCGGAAGAGGGAGCAATTTTAAAAAGAGAATGGTGGCAGCCGTGGGTCGGGGATCTTCCTACATTAAAACATGTCATACAATCCTATGATACTGCGTTCAGTAAAAAAGAAACTGCCGACTATTCAGCCATTACTACATGGGGAATATTCACGCCTCACGAATCCATGCCTGATGCTATTATGTTAATTGATGCAGTAAAAGGTAAATATGATTTTCCAGAATTAAAAATGGTAGCCCTAGATCAATACAAGTATTGGCAACCAGAGACAATTGTAATTGAAGCTAAAGCCAGTGGACAAAGTTTATTACAAGAATTAAGACGAATGGGTATACCGGTTATGGATTACACTCCAGGACGAGGCCAGGATAAACACTCACGAGTCAACGCCTGTGCTCCTATATTTGAGTCTAAACAAGTATATTATCCAAGAGACGAACATTGGGCTCAAGAAGTGATTGAAGAATGTGCTGCGTTTCCTCACGGAGAACATGACGATTATGTGGACAGCACTACCCAAGCTATGTTAAGATATCGACAAGGTTCTTTTGTAACTACTTATGCTGACGAGGATGAGGTTGAAAGTTATAAAGAACGTAAATACGTATATTATTAAAAGGAGACGACATGTCAAAAAAATCAAGAAAAAGAAATAAGTTACTCCTAGCTGGTGCTGCTTTGTTTGGTGCATCAAAACTAGGAATACTTGGTGGTAAAACTGCCGCATCTAATGTAGTTGGTAAAACCGATGCCTTTAAAAAATCTGTTACAGAGTTTTCTAAGAAACCATCTAGTAAGGGACCTTTACTAGGAGCTAAAGATATAGTTAAGAAAAAAATACCTGGGAAAAAAGGAAAAGATGTTATATCTAGTGGACCTTTTAAAATGTTTGGTATTACTTCAACAGAACCTAAATTTTCAAAAGAAAGTGTTGCAGCGTTCAAAAAATCTAATGAAGCTCAAAAAAATAGAAGATCAAAAAGTATTTTTGGAATTAACATAGACAGTTTAAAATCAAAAATAGCTAATGCTGCAGAAAGTAGAGCAGCGAAAAAAGATGCTTTTAATTTAAAGGTTAAAGCTAATAATGCTAAAATAAAAAACCCAGGAAGTTATTTTAACAAAGGAACAATGGTTAAGGCTCGTGGTGGTGGAATGGCGAGGAATAAACCTACTAAACTTTATTAATTTTTAACATGGCTGAAATTGAAAAAGCAATTGAAGAGGAAGTTATAACTCCTAATTCTGAAGAAGTTGATATTGAAATTGAAGGTGAAGAACCAACAATCGAAGAGAAAGTTTCTGAAGCTGAAGAATTTTTTAAAAATATCGCAGAGGACATGGATGACGATGTTCTTCAAAGATTATCTAATCAACTATTAGATGATTATAAAAAGGATAGAGTCTCAAGAAAAGATTGGGAAACTTCTTATACTAGTAATTTAGATTTACTTGGTATCAAACATACGGAGATGACTAGACCATTTAAAGGTTCGGCATCCGTGACTCATCCTCTATTATCAGAAGCAGTTACATCATTTCAAGCACAAGCCTATAAAGAATTACTCCCGTCTCAAGGACCAGTAAAAACTAGAGTCCTTGGAGTGGAAGATAATGAAAAAATGAATCAAGCACAAAGAGTGCAAGATTTTATGAATTATATGATTACAGAGGAGATGGAAGAATACACTCCAGAGTTTGATCAGTTATTATTTTATTTAGCATTAGCAGGATCAGCTTTTAAAAAAGTTTACTATGATGAAGCAATGCAAAGAGCTGTATCAAAATTTATTCCTGCAGAAGATTTAGTAGTTCCATATTATGCAACAGACTTAATGGAATGTGAAAGAATTACTCACGTTATTAAAATGGGAGAGAATGAGATTCTTAAAAAACAAGCAGCA